CACGCCAAGGCTACCGACAGCATGAGCGAGTACGCCAAACAGGCGGCGCGCAACATGCAAGACGCTTTCGCCGACTTCCTGTTCGATCCGTTCAAGGATGGCGTCAGCGGTATGGTGCGCGGCTTCGCCGACGCACTGCGCCGCATGGCGGCCGAGGCGGCTGCCGCCAAGATCTTCGAGGGCATCGGCGCGTGGGGCGCGGCCAATGCCGGCTCCGGCGGCCTGGTGGGCGCACTGGCCGGCTTCGCTGGCAAGCTCTTCGGCGGCGGCCGCGCGGCCGGCGGGCCGGTGATGGCCGGCCAGGCGTACCTGGTCGGCGAGGGCGGCAAGCCCGAGCTGTTCGTGCCCGGCCAGTCGGGGCGGGTCATGCCCGTCCAGGGGGCGGCGGCCGGCGGCGGCAACGTGCAGGTGCAGGTGAACAACTACACCGGCGGGCAGGTGCGCACGCGCGAGGAGCGCACGCGCGGCCCCGACGGCACGGAGCTGCGCCGCCTGATCGTCGATGTGCTGGCCGATGACCTGGCCAGCGGCGGCAAGAGCGCGGCCGTGCTGCGCAACCGGTTCGGACTGCGGGAGGCGANGAGCTGATGGCGACCCTGCCTTCCTACGTGACCATCCTGTTCGACGGATTCACCGAGGACTTCGACCCGTCCGTCGAGCGGGTCGAGATGGACCGCGGCGTGCCCAAGCAGCGCGTCATCAACTCCAAGGTGCTGGCCGAGATCAACGGACGGCTCCTGTTCGAATCCAAGGCGGACGCGGCCAACTTCGAGGCCTGGTACTTCGACACGATCGAGCGCATCGGCTGGTTCGACATGACGCATCCGAGAACAGGAGACACGATCAGTGCCCGGTTCAAGGGCGGCCGCCTGGGGCAGCTCGTGCCGCTGATCCCCGACTTCAGCTGGTGCGTGCGCGAGGTGACTTTCGAGTACCTGCGATGACCAACTTCATCGAGAACCGCCAGCGCGTCACCGACACCAGCGGCGTCCTGGTCCTGCTGGAACTGACGGCCCCGTCGCTGGGCGCCACGCTGCGACTGGTCAACGACACGCAGGACTGGGTCAGCAACGGCGAGAACTACATCGGCTTTCCGTTCCGGTTCAAGCTGCCGGACGATGTCGCCGGCCAGGCACCGCGCGCCGTGCTCGAGATCGACAACGTCGGCCGAGACATGACGGCGGACCTGGAGACGTTGCAGCCCAACGAGGTTTTGACGGCCACGATTCGAATCGTGGATCGCGAGGACCCGGACGACGTGTTCCAGACCATGGTGCTGCCGGTCTACGGCGTGAGCGTGAATCAACAGGTAGCCACGGCACAGCTCGGCGTCGACTACATCATGCAGCAGGCCGCGGTGAAACTGCGCGCGAACCCGTACACCCTGCCGGGGATCTTCTGATGCACCCGGCTGAACGCTTCGTGGGTATCCCCTACTGCCCCGACACCATGGACTGCGCAGATTTTGTGGCGCACGTCCGGCGGGAGCTGCACGGCCACGACGTGCGCCTGCCGAACGGGAGGCCACGCGGCGCTGAGGGGCAGGTGTCACTGGGCGCACTCTCGCGGCAGTACGCCACGCCCACCGACTCCCCGCAGGACGGCGACCTTGTGTTGATGAAGCGCAAGGCGGGCGTCGGCCATGTCGGGCTGTTCTACCGCATTGCCGGCGAGGACTGGGTGCTCCACTCGAATGAAACGAACGGTTGCAGCGTGCTGCACCGAGTACGGGAACTGCCCCTATGGGGCGCCAAGATCGCAGGGTTCTACACATGGGTCTGATGGACGATCCCACCAGCGGCGCGCAGCTGGTCCTGACGCCGCACCCGGTCACGCTCGATGGCCAGCGACACATGGCAGCCGAGCTGGCGCCGGGCGAGACGCTCGGGCCGTACCTGCGCCGGGTCGTGCCCGGCTGGGCGGACGATGCATGGGAGGTGCGCGTCAACGGCGTCCTGGTGCCGGTGGAGGTGCTGGACCGCGTGCGCCCGAAGTCGGGCTCTGTCATCGAGGTGCGCGGCATCGTCAAGCGGCAGGTGCTGGCCATCGTGGCCTTCGCCGCGCTGTCGTACTTCACCATGGGCGCTGGCCTGGCCACCTATGGCGCGGCCGTGGGCGTTACCTCCACCGCCGGCCTGTCCGTGCTGGGCGCCGTGACCTTCGCCGCCGGCGCCACCCTGATCAACAAGGTGCTCGGTCCTAAGCTGCCGGGGGCGGGAGGCGGACAGCAGAACGACCCCGTCTACTCGATCGGGGCGGCCCGCAACGCCGCGCGCCCGTACGAGCCGCTCCCGCTGTTGTTCGGCACGGTCAGGATCACGCCCGACGTCGCCTCGGCGCCGTACACCTGGTACGAGGGAAACGACCAGTACCTGGGCATGGTGCTGACGCCCGGCCTCAACGTGCACAGCATCGAGGCGCTCTACAACGGCGACACGCCGCTCAGCAGCTACGAGGGCGTCTCGACCTACCTTAACGGGTTCCCTGGCCACGCCGACCAGGACATTCCGCTTTTCCCCAACGCCGACACCCTGGCCGGCGGCGAGCTCGAACCAGGCGGCGCATGGGTCGAGCGCACCAGTTCGCCCGACACCGTGCAGCTGCAGCTCGACTTCGAGGGCATGTTGTACGACATCGACGGCAAGGGCCGTCCGTCGTGGAACAAGGTCACCATCGCGATCCAGTACCGCGAGGTCGGCGCGGGCTCCTGGACGTCCGGCCCGTCGCTCACGATTTCCAACAACAACCTGAACGTGATCCGCCGCACGGTCTCGATCAACGTTCCGCGCGGCCAGTATGAGGTGCGCGCGCAGTGCGGCACGCCGACCTGGAACGACGGATCGCCGTACGACGAGTGCCGATTCACGTGGACGGTGCTCAAGTCGATCCAGTACGACGACACCGACTACACCGGCATCCCGCGGATCGGTATCAAGATCAAGGCCACCGGCCAGCTCAACGGCCCGCTGGACGAGGTCCGGTGCGTGGCGCACTCGCGGCCGGTCCCGGTGTGGAACGGGTCGGCATGGGTGACGGAGCATACGTCCAACCCGGGCGCCCACCTGCTGGCCTACGCTCGCGGCATCTACGACAGCAACGGCCGCCTGCTGGCGGGCATCGGCCTGGCTGACAGCCAGATCGACATCCCTGCCCTGCAGGCGTTCATGGTGCACTGCGAGGCGAACGGGTACACCTACGACGCCTACATCAAGGACGCGCGCACGCACCAGGAGATGGTCAACGCCATCGCGCTGGCGGGGTTCGGGCAGGTGTCGTGGGCTGGCGGCAAGTTTTCGGTCGTCTGGGCAGCGGACGGTCAGCCGATCACCTCCGTGGTGAACATGGCGAACATCAAGCGGGCGTCCTTCCGGGTCGACTACACGCTTGCGAACGGGGCCGATGGCATCGAGGCCACCTATGTGGACGCGACGGACTGGGAGACCAAGACGTTGCGAGTCGAGGCGCCGGGCGTCACGACGATGCAGAACCCCGCCCGGATCACGCTGGAAGGCGTGACGGACGAGGAGCACGCGGCCAAGCTGGCGCGATATCACCTCGCGCAGCACCTGTACCAGTACAAGGACATCAGCTTTGCGCAGGACTTGGAGCACCTGAGCTACCAGCGCATGTCCGTGCTCGCGCTCTCGCACGACCTGACGCAGTGGGGCTACGGCGGACGCGTGCTGGCGGCCGAGGAGAGCGCCGGCACCGTCACGATCACCCTCGATCAGCCTGTGCCCGCGCCCACGTCTGGCAATGCCTACGTCGGCCTGCGCATCCCCGGCGAGGGCGCATACCGCGTGTTCCAGGTCGCGCCGTTCTCTGGCGAGTCCGACACGCTGACCCTCGTGGGCGCGTGGCCGGGCGACGCCCCGCTTCCGGGCGACGATGTCGACAACCCTGCGCACGACACCCTCTGGATCTACGACTTCAAGGCCACGCCCGGCTACCGGGTGCGCGTGGTCCAGATCGAGCCGGAGGGCGACCTGCGCGGGGCCCGCGTGGCCGTCGTGCCAGAGTCGCCCGAGTTCTGGACGTACGTCGAGACGGGGGAGTACACGCCGCCGGCCGGCGGCTCGCAGTTGCTGACCCGCCCGGTCGCGTCGAACCTGCGGATTGCCGAACTGCAGACGGTCCAGGGTGACACGGTATTCACCGAACTACAGGCCACCTTCGACGTATCCGGGCCGATGGCCTACGCGACCGTGCACCTCGCGCAGCAGATCGACGGCGAGTGGAGCGAGGTCCGGCAGGTGGCCGAGACGCGCACGCAGCAGGCCCGGTTCCGGATCCCGGGCGCGGGCGTGTACATGATCTCGGTGCGCCCGTACAACGAGGACGGGATGGTCGGCACGTCTGCGACTGTGCAGTACACGACGCAGGGCGCGGATGTCCCGCCGCCTGCGTACGATTTCGCCAGCGTGACGGACCTCGGTGCTGGAGTGCGCAAGTACTCGTGGGGCTACAGCGCCTCCACGGTGCAGGCCCCGGACTACGCGGGCGCCGAGGTTCGCTACATCGCGGGCACGCATGCGGATCCCGATTGGGACGCGATGCAGCCGGTAGTGGGCGATGGATTCCACCCGGCCCCGTTCGAGGCCGTCACCCCGGCTGCTGCGGGTACGTACACGTTCGCGTTCCGCGCACGCAACACCTCCGGGATGCTGTCCGAGCCGAAGATCATCGTGGCCACGCTGTCGGCCAACCTGCCCACGGTGATTGACCAGACCATTGACGAGCTGGTCGAGCAGCAGGAGCGACTGGATCAGGAGATTGCGGACAGGATCGCGGGCGACCTCGCGGAGGCGAGCGCACGCGGGCTGGCCGTCGCGAACCTGCAGGCGCAGTTGAACGTCGTGGCTGCGCAGGTCGCGGACGTGTTGGAGGCAGACGAGTGGGATAACGCCACGACCTATCCGTATGGCGACCTCGTGCAGTACAACGGCAAGCTGTACCGCTCGCTGCAGGACGACAACGTCGGCAACGAACCGGACCAGTCGCCGACATGGTGGGAGTATGTCGGCGATTACAGCTCGCTCGGTGAAGCGGTCGCGGCGTCCATCCGGATCGGCAACCAGAACACCTCGGACATCGCTGCCGAGTCGAGCAGGATCGACGTCATTGCGGCGCGCATGCCTGCCGGGACTGGCCAGTTGGCCACGGCTGCATCCGTCAGTTCCGAGGCCAGCGCGCGTGCCAGTGCCGACAGCGCATTGTCCAGTCGGCTGGATGTCGTGGAGGCCCGGATGCCTGCCGGGACCGGCGAGCTCGCTACAGCGGCGGCGCTCAATGCGCTCGATGGCCGCGTGACCAGTGCCGAGGGGCAGATCAGTTCGCAGGGGTCAGCCCTGACTGCCGTGCAGGCGGAGATCGCCACTGCGCGCGACGGCAAGCCCAATCTTGACGCCCGACTCGATGGCATGGACAGCCAGATCGCCACCAAGGCGTCGGCCTCTGCTGTCTCCGCCCTCGATGCCCGCGTCACGAGCGCGGAGGGCCAAATCTCCTCGCAGGCGTCGGCGATCACTGCGATCAACACCACGCTTGGCAATCAGTCGGCCAGCATCACGCAGCTGATGGAAGTCACGGGGTCGGCCCGTCTGGTGGACGTGCGCAACTCGTCGTTTGAGACAGACGACGGATGGGCCGCCAACACAAACGGGACTGGCGGACTGCCGTCCGGCGTCACGTTCGAGACAGCCACCGCGCACAGCGGCTCGCGTGTGCTGCGTTTTTCTGGCGTTAGCACGACTGTGTACAACGCGGGACGCACGCCGGTGCGTCCCGGAGAGCGATTGCGCGTTGGTGGATGGGTGCGAAAGATCGGCAGTGAACCAAACAGTGGTTCGCGCCTGCGCATTGGCCTGCGCAGCTATGACGCCAGCGGGGCATTTATCTCAGGTTCGGCCCTGACGCCCGTTGACGTTTCGATGCCTAGCAGGAGCTTCTTGTTCCGTGCTGACCCGGACACGGGCATCTACACGGTCCCGGCGGGGGCTGCGACTGTACAGTTGTACGTGCAGACTACGGGCCTGACGTCTGGCGCCGTCGCGTGCGATGACGTGTTCATCGAGCGGATTAGTGAGACGGAAAACCGGCTCATGGCCCGTCACACCCTCGCGCTGGATGTCAATGGCAACATCTCGGGCATGGTCAACGAGAACGACGGGGAGACATCGAGTTTCTCGATCCTCGCGAACGTCTTCAGGGTGATCTCTGGCCCGACCGCTGGCATCGAGTGGCAGAACGGCTACCTGCGGGCCTATGCCTTGGGCGCGCAAATCGTGTTGGGGTCGAACTTCGGCAGCGAAAACAACCTGATGCTGTGGTGTGGCCCCAACATCGGTGCGGACAACTGCTCGAAGGCCAACGGGACGTTCTGGGTGGACAACACTGGAGACGCCTACTTTGCTGGCCGCGTGCTTCAGGGTGTGCTGCGCTGGTTCAACTCCACCACCTCCACGGCCAGCAATGCGAGCGTCTCGACCGGTAGCAACCCGCGTCTGGGCAAGAACGTTGCCCTCGCGGCCCGCTACCAGTACAGCGAAAACTGGACGTATCTCGGCGGAACTGTGACACCGGGGCCCGGGAATACAGCGGCCACTATCGTCATTGAGCGTAGATACGGCTCGGGGTCTTGGACCACGTTGGCGACACGCACCATTCCGGGCATCGCAGAGGCATACAACAACCCCGGTTCGGGCGATCCGTCGTCTTGGAACGTCAGCATCAGCGGCGAAGTTTTTGCGACTGACACGGCCAGCACGAGTAATAGCGAATACCGCGCCCGTATCACGAGCCGAAGCGTGCAGTCACACAATCCCGGAACCGGCGGCCAGCCCGTAGTCCGCTCCCAATACCTGTCTATCGAGGCAATGGAATGACTATGCGCATCGCCGCCATCCTCGCCTGTCTGCTGCTGTCCGCCTGCGACGGTGGCACGCCCATCAAACCTGCACCGCAAGCCGGCGAGACGCACGAGGTGACTTTCATCTGGCGCATCGCAGACCAGCAGACGATGGAGCAGACCTACCGCAACGCAGGCCGCGAGCTGGGGAAGCACGACCGCCTGTACGGGTTCGCAGGCCACCTGCCCGATGGCCGCGCGGTCGTCTACACGCTCCCGCCCCGGCGCGTCGATGACTCGGCCACCTGCACGCTCGGGCACGAGATCCTGCACCTCACACACGGGGACTATCACCCATGACCGACGTTTCTATTCACCTGGACGAGACCAACCGCGACGTGCTCTACGCCCGCCGCGTCGAGATGTTCTTCGAGCCCAACCCGGACGGCTCGCCCAGCACGAACGGCAAGGTCGTGTGGCACACGGAGTGGTGGCACTACTCCGGCAACCTGCTGCGCGGCGTGTCCCTGGGGCCCCGCATCGAGCGCACGGTCGAGGCGATCCTGTCGGAGGAATACACCGTCGGCGACGGCGCGCTGCCGGCGCCTGCCGTCATCGGCGCCATCAAGGCCGCCTACATCAGGCACGCTCGGGAACACCTCGGGCTCGGCGAGGAGCCGTCGGAGAAT